ATCCGGTAGCACCATCTTTTATCACTATGCTTTTACCTGATATTGCACCAATATATCCTAAGGCTGAGACTGAGGCCTCTCGTGTCACACCTACAAGCATCTTGCCTGCCTCTGTGTTAGCACTTACTCCATCTTCCTTCTGATAAGTGGATTGATAAATGCCGAACTTATCTATATTATCTTTATGTCTTACCTCTCCTATCTGCTTCATACTATCGTTGTAGATTTTAACAAGGTTAACCATATTATCGGTTGTATCCGAATAGGTCGCCCCTGTTATATCCTGCGACTGGTCAAGTGTTATTCCGCTTTTTAGACCTTTTTCGGACACAACCAACTTATCAGCATTCATAGATAGCAGATATCTCTTACCTGTCTTAAGGAAAGCCTTTCTGTACGCTTTGGCAATGATGTCATAAAGGCTCATATCTTCACATATCATCTTGGGTATTACTACCCCTGTAGTAGCAACCTTGTCTATCTTAATGCCTACGCTGCCACAGATTTGTTTCGCAATCTGCTCAGGAGTCTTATTCTTAAATTTATACATGCCCATAGATCTAAGCAGATAATGTAAGAAGTCTCTTGCGGTGTAGCTTTCTGTACCTATCTCTGCCGACTTTTCCCTTGCTGTTATAACTCCTAAGAAAAGCCTTGTCTTACTATCATACAGGCTTACGATATCACCAAGTTTGATATTTACATTCTTAAAGCCCTTATCATAACGGTTGGCTGGCAATGAAAAGGTAATCTGCCTTGAACTTTGATTGTGCGAGCCTGACCATTCTACGCTTGTGTAATCAAGCCACTTCTTATTCCATAAAAGCTTAATAGCCATTATCTAATCACCACCTCATATCCAATAAGAGCCACCACTTCTTTTACTTTTGCCTTCTTCCTCATAGCCTTTTTGATAACCGCCTTGTTGTTGTTCCTGATTTTTTTCCATCCATCAGATGTGCCGGTGCACTTCTTTACAACCTTGCTCCATGTGTCGCCTTTCTTCCAAGAGTAATTTGCTTCTCTTGTCTTGGTGGTTATTCTCTTTTTTGCTGCCGTCTCTCTGTACTCTTTAAAAGCTAATGAGTATTTAACATCGCCGTTCCTCTCTGCCTCGCCATACTTAAATGATTCGATCGTGCAGAACATATTTATATCCGATTGCGTAATGATTAAATGAACTGTAGTATTTTTTTCATACAGTTTCTTTAACTTCTTGCAGTAGTATTCATAAGGTGGATGATATTCTCCATTTATGAAATCATAATCCGTGGCAGGGAAAAAGGACTCCAGTGTAATTGCATAGAGCCCTCTCTTGCCTTTAAGATTAACTTCACCCTTGTTATGAATATATACAGAGGTGTTGTTCTGTGCACCTTCAATCTCAAAGCTGGCCGGATTCACTGGGAGAAGTATAGAGTTTTTTTCATTATTCCAATTAATAAATATATCCAATCTCTTCCCCTCCCATATTGTCGCTTGTCTCAAATATCTTCTTAGCTAATGCTTCAGCTATCTTATCAATGTCGCTTTCACTTTTTACAACTATAGAATCTGCAAGCTTTGCGATATATACCGACTTACCACTGTTTCTCTTGGCGCCGTCTGCGTAGGCTTTCCGCACCGTCTCATCGTGCGGATATACTCTTGTCCCTGAAGGCAAGTCAACAATTTCTCCACCTTTCTCAGAGATTTGAGCAAGTCCACCTTTCCAGTTGTCCGTGCCTCTTGCAAGCATAGGCAACTGAGGGATATTGATACCGAACTTTTCGCCACCGATACCGGGTACCCAGTCAGGGATATCAACACTTATACTGTTTATGCCCGCAATTGCTCCATTTATCATAGAGATTACGCCATTTATCGGCATTTTAAGCATTCCACCTAGTCCCTCAAAGATACCGCCAAAGATGTTTTTTACACCTTCCCAAGCCTTGCTCCAATTGCCTGTGAATACTCCTGTTATAAAAGTTAGAATCCCATCAAATGCGGTTAGTAGACCGCTAATCATAGTTGTTATTCCATCAAAAAGTGAGTTAAAATATCCAATTGCAGAACCTATAGCAGCGCCAATTGCGACGGAAAACACAGCATGCACAGCTTCACCTATCTTGCTGAGCAAAGGACTGACAACCTTCCAAAATCCTTGTATATGCTCCCCTATTGCGCTGAACTTCTGCCCTATAGGTGCAAGTTTTTTCTTAAGACTGTCTCCTGAGATTCCAATTCTTTGAAATATATTCTTAACAAAGTTCCACAATCTGCCGGCTGCTGCCTTTATCTTATCCCAGTTTTTATATATAAGAACTCCGGCAACTACTACCGCTGCCAAGCCTAGTACCACAGCATTTGCAGGGGCTGTAACTAAGCCCATTACTGTTTTGGCTGTTTTGAACGCATTGCCAACCATTCCAACTGTCTTAACAAGCTTACCAACAACCATGACCGTTCTACCAAAAAGGAAGATAGCAGGACCTACTGCAGCGGCTATAAGCCCCACTTTGATGATAGTATCCTGCTGAGCTTTAGTCAGTGAGTTAAATTTATCCGCCAATCTTTGTATAAACTCCGTACCTTGCTTAATATATGGCAGTAACCGCTCACCAAAGGATATCCCAATACCTTCAACCGTAGACTTTAATATGGTAAGCTGGCCCGATAAGTTGTTATTTGCCGTATCATACATTTTTTTACAGGCACCATCTGAGTTGTAGATAGCCGTAGAAAGCTCATTAAAATCGCCATCAGCAGAGTTAACTATAGCAAGCAATCCACTCATTCCGGTTTTACCTGCAAGAGCCGCAGCATACTGTGCCTTCTGCGATTCGGTCAGCCCTGCAAAGCTCTTTCTTGTCTCCCTCATAATTGTATCAAGGGACTTCATGTTGCCCTTAGAGTCTGTTAGAGATATACCAAGAGCGTCCATAGCTGTTTGTGATTCTTTTGTAGGCTTTGCCATCCTTGTGAATAAACTTCTTAACGCTGTACCGGCAGATGATGCCTTTATACCACTATTCGCCATAAGTCCAAGGGCAGTAGATACATCCTGAGCATTAAACTTCAATGCTCCAGCTACAGGAGCCACATATTTAAATGATTCTCCCAGCATAGACACACTTGTATTTGACTTGTTCGCCGTCTGCGCCAATACATCAACAAATTTATTTGTGTCCTTTGCCTGCATACCGAAGGCTGTAAGGGCGTCTGTTACGATGTCGGATGTGCCAGCAAGGTCTTCTCCTGTAGCTCCTGCAAGGTACATTACTCCCTCTATACCATCTGCCATCTCCCCGGCTTTCCAGCCAGCCATAGCCATGTACTTAAATGCTTCTGCGGATTCACTTGCTGAATACTTTGTTTTTAAGCCCATTTCCTTAGCTTTCTTCGACAGCATTTCAAGGTCTGTCCCTGTTGCTCCGGATATCGATTGGACGGTACTCATTCCCTTTTCAAAGTCTGCTGCCAGCTTTACTGAAGCAACTCCAATTCCCGCAATAGGGGCAGTAACTGTTTTTGTTAGATTCGTACCCACTCCAGCAATGGCTTTCCCTGACCGTTCTATCTGCTTTCCAGCCTTTATCCATTGCCTTGCGTTATCTTGTAAATATGTGCCTGCAATCCTTAAAGGACTCGACATTTTGTCAACAAGCCGTAATGTTACATCAACTATTTTTCCCATTTATCCACCTTCTTAGCCTTCATACATTCTCTTAAGCTCTTCCGCTCTGTCTTGCATTTCCTGACTTATAAAGGCTTTCAGTATCGTTCTTTCGCCTCGCCCCATCTCTTTGACACAGCTTGGCAATATGTCGTGATAGCGAAAAAGGAGGTACATAAGTTGTACCTCCCTATTCGCCTTTATAAGTTTTTTATTTCTTCCTCTTCATTCTCATCCTTGGTGATTCCGCAAAGGGCAGATATCTCATCGCTTAACTCGTTTACCTCAATTCCGAAGAGCTTTTCGCAAAGGTCTCTTGCAGTTTTGCAGTCAAAATGTGCCTGTAGGCTCTTGTTCATTAAGTCCGGCTCTACAAGTGCCTCGGTGCAAAGAATAAGCTTTGCATCATAAGACTTTGCAATATCAAAGCTACCGTTTTTATTAAACTGATAACCGACAATGTCGTTAATTCTTCTTGATGGAATCTCACTTATAGTTACATCAACAGTCTCTTCCTTGCTGCCTAAGAGTGTCGCAAGTCTCTTTGACTTAAACACACCCTTTTTAAGCTCATCCGCCTTCTTGGAATCTATTTTTAATAACTCATCAACTAAATTCATTCTTTACCTCCTAATTAGAGTGATGGTATGGAATCAAGGACTTCCCAACCCGTAAAGGTAAATGGGATTGATTCTTCTCCAAGTTTCTTTACTTCCCAGTTAGCAAGAGTAATCTCGTCAAATACGCAGCCTGTAAGCTTAACTCTTTCCACACCTTTGGAATCAGGATCAGCAAGCTTTGATATAATGGTGCATTTAACCACTTTTCCCTTTTTGATGCTATCTGATAACTTGGTTAAGAAGTAGCTTGTAACCTTGTTGAGCTTGATTGTACCCTTACAATCTATGCCGGTTATCTTGTATCCTTTTACTAGTGTTCTTGCCTGATTGACCTCAGTCTTTTCAAGTGTAGCCTTAGCTTCAAGCGACAATACTTCAGCTAAATAGTAATCATCTAGCCATAACTCTCCATAAGTTCCATTAATTGCCTTTTCAGGTGAAAACTTATTTTCCATTTTTCCCCTCCTTAAATAGTGATGTTAAGAGATACATCCTCAATTGCATCGGTCATTGTGAGCGCTACTTTAAGGAATACATTTGAGCCTGTGTTGGCTGTCTTTATCTCTTCATCATTCATTTTACTTACATCTACACCCCTGCCCTTTAAATAGCTCCTGTTAGCCTCAATATCCATTTCAAGGGTGTAACCTTCAATTACTGAAAGTCTTATCAGTTCGTCAAAGTAATT